ACAACGAGTGAACAACGAGTGAACACTAATAAAGAAATAAAGAAAGTAAGAAATAAAGAAATAAAGAATAATAATGAAAATGATCTCTTTTCAAATATTCCTGATTTATGGAAACCAATAATGATGGAATGGAATGAGTATCGAAATAAAATCAAAAAGAAACTTCCGGACATCAACAAAACGCTTAAGGAACTTCAAAAGCTTTCAAATTCAGATTTAGCAATCGCTCAGCAAATAGTTGACAAATCAATTTCAAACGGTTACCAAGGATTATTCGAATTAAAAAACACAAATCAAAATAATGGACCAAAACCTACCGGCACATATTCAGACGCAAATCCAAAAAAATCTGCAATGTCGAAAAACATCGATGGATGGGCAGCTATTGCTACTGGACAAGATCAAACAATCGGTGCCACTGGATCATAGAAAAATTATTCAGGTATGTTATTCCGGACCATTGATTTCTGATTTTGATGGAGATTTAAAAACTCAGGAGAATATGGTTAAAACGGTTATTACCAAAGCCGCAATTCTTTCAAACATAAAGCCATTTGATGTTTCAAATCCAAATGAAATGGCTGTTTTCAATAATATGGTTGCCACCATTTTAAAGCATTACAGATCATTTACGGTAAACGAAATGACTACGGCATTTGAGTTTAACTTAACCGGTGAATTAACCGAAGATGGCAGTAAGGTTAATCATTTTCAGTCTTTCACATTTGAATTCTTCTCAGAAGTAATGAAATCTTTCAGGGAAAGGAAAGCTAGAGCATTTTCAGTTTTTAATCGGGCAAAACCTTCAATGCTTGAAGAGCCGGAGCCAATGGACAAGGAAGGAGCTTTCCATGGATTAGTTAATTATCGTTTGACTAATGGGCAGTTTCCATTTGGATGGGATTGGAATGGAGCGTTTAAGTACATGTGGAAAAATAATCTTATGCCGGATGATGAAACTATGAAAGACATCATGGCTGATATGATGGAAAAGAAACGCGAATTGGCTGCTAAGAAAATGAAATTAGCTACAAACCTGAAAGAGAGAAAGGAAATTGAAGAGGAAAGCACAGAGGACAGCTTAAAGACATCTTGTCGAAAAGAGTTTGTTATCAATTACATAGAGCAAAATCATATTAGTAAAGCTTCATGACATCCTCCCAATTCAACGAACTTATTTCATCAGGTAAACTGAAGCCCAAAAAAGGCGCACGTTATCGATTTGGGGCGAATACAGCCACTTTCGGGCAATTAATGGAACAGATGGGTTCAGAAATCAAAAAACCGCTTAAATCGGCTAAAAAGCCCAAAAAACAAAAGCCAAAAGCTAAGCAACTAGTCGAAATGGAACTATGGCTAACCGTTAATGACATAAAGTTCACCACAGAATTGCAATTTGCTAAACCAAGAAAATTCAGATTTGACATCGCTATTGAAGATAAGAAGATTGCTATTGAATATGAGGGAATTATGAGTAAACATTCAAGGCACACGAACAAAATGGGCTATTCAAAAGACACCGAAAAATACAACCTCGCAACCTCATTAGGATGGAAGGTTTATAGATATACTGTATTGACATACAATAATTTACTAACTGATTTAAAATCATTCTAATGAGTCAGAAAGGCGTACCAAAACTAACCGAGAAACAAAAGCGATTTTGCCTAGAGTTCATGATTGATGGCAATGGTGCTCAGGCTGCTATTCGGGCAGGATATAGTAAACGAACTTCACAAATGATTGCTAGTGAAAACCTTACAAAGCCTATCGTTAGTGATTATTTAAATAAACTTCGTAACGAATTGGCTGAAAGGAACAAAGTAAAAGCCGATGATGTTATCCAAGAATTGAAGGCTTTAGGATTTTGGAACATGCAGGACTTCATCGATGAAGGAAATGTGATTAAGGACATTACTAAACTTCCGCGTGAGCTGACCAAGTCAGTTGTTGGTATCAAGGTCAAACAAACATTTCTCCCGAATCCGAATGGTGAAGGTGAGCCGATCGAAGAAATTACAACGGAGCTGAAAATGGTGGATAAGCGTGGAGCCTTGGTTGACCTTGGTAAGCATCTTGGAGTGTTTGAAAAAGACAATCGACAGAAAGCACCGGTGAAGATCAGGGTAAAATCAAACAATACTCAAAACAACTTTGGAGAGAATAAATGATTTATGACATTGAGTTCGATCAGGATATATTTCTCCCAATCTATTGGGATATAAATAGTTCTGATGCTGACATAAAGTTCTTTTATGGTGGCCGTGATTCGGGGAAAAGCTATAACATAGCCGCGAACCTAGTCATGGAATGCCTTGAATCTGATTACTTTAAGTGCGTGATGGCTCGTAAGACGTACAATTCCATCAAGGAAAGTCAGTATGAACTCATTAAGTCATTTGTTACCAATCACGGCCTTGATGATCTTTTCGATTTTAGCAAGTCCCACCCCCTATCCATCACCTGCGCAAACGGTAATCGATTCATCGCGCGCGGATGCGATAATCCCGAGAATATCAAGTCCATCACTGAGCCTACTCATTGTTGGTATGAAGAAGGAAATCAGCTTACTCAGCAAGATTATACCACTGTTTCAACTACCTTACGTTCATCTAAAGGACTTGTAAAAGAATACTTTAGCTTCAACCCTGAGTGTGATGGTGACTTCCGAGAATTTTGGCTTTACAAAGATTTCTTTTCCCATACTTCCGAGAAATCATTCACGTGGACAAAGACCGTTGAAACTCCCAAAGGGCCAGTATTCCGAAAGGTGCAAGCCATTCATTCAACGTATCTTGACAATAGATTCTGCACTCCTGACCGTTCGGCCAAACTAGAAGACCTTAAGTTCACAGCCCCCTACTACTACCGTGTGTATTGCCTTGGTGAATGGGGAGTAAGGGAAAACAAATCACCTTTTGTGGTGACTTTCGACCGTGCCCGACATTTAGGGACTTGTGAACGCGTGGCCGGGATGCCGATTTACCTATCCTTCGACTTTAACCGAAATCCGATGGCCTGCTCGATCATCCAATATTCGGGAAATAAGGTCAGGTGGTTGGAAGTTATCAAAATGCCAAATTCAAACATTGATGCCATGTGCGAACAGATCAAGCTCCGTTATCCAGGTGCTATCTTCATCGCTTGCGGTGACTTTGCAGGCACTCAGCGTTCGGGCCTTATTCCTAATACCGATATGAACAGCTATTGGAAGCGAATCAAGGCAAACCTTCGGTTAACGGATGGTCAGTTGCAGTACATTGTCAACCCTTCGATTGAAGAAAATCAGGTATTGTTGAATCATTGCCTCCACCACCTTGACGTGGTTTTCGACAAAACAAAATGTCAGCCTGCAATCTTCGACCTTGAATTTGCTGAAACAATGGCCAATGGAAAGCTAAAGAAGGGCGACCGTAATGATCCTGCTCAGCAGTTGGACGTTCTCGATACTATCCGCTATTTCTTCAACCGATACTTCGGGCATCTGATTCGCCAAACAGGCTATAAGAAATAACTTTTTTGGTGAATTATTGACCGTTTTGAATAATTTATTACTTTTGACTCATCATGATCGAACCTTGTAAAGCCTGCTTCATTGCTCAGATTAGCAACTGCCAAGAGCAGGTAGTTCTTGACTTAGGATTAGCTGTTGACTTAGATGTTAAGTGGCAATTAACTACTCGTTTAGGAAATATCTTCACGGGAACTGCAACGGTGGATTCTTCCGAGATCCTTACCATCCCTGCTGATCCTTCGGAACTTCCTGAAAGCCTTTTAACTCCTTACGGAGGCACTTACAAGTTAGAGTTATTCGATGCTGAAGATGATTCAATCATCCATTATGTGATTGATGATGTCGATTATGATTGCATTCAGTTTACTGTTGCTGCGGGCACGTTGGTTAACTCAACCATCCCAAGCCCGAACCGAGTAGTTTCAAGTGCTTCCTCATCAGGAAATAACTACCTGATCATCGACTAAAATGAGTGAAAATTTAGGGCAACGACCATCTACTACTTCATTATCTGACAACTTTGAGTTCTTGGTACGTGACCCTAGTCAACCGAAAGGTGACAGGGTTAAGCGTATTGAGTATGAGGACATGAAAACAAGGCTAGAAGCTGACTTAAATATTTCAGGCGGTGGTGGTTCTTCATTTGCTGTTTCCAATACATTTCATACTGTTGAACAGTACGCTGTTACTGTTGGAGGCACTTACATTCCTTGCGGTGATGGCACATTAAGGATGTTGGATTCATTAGGGCTAACAAGTGTAGAACTGGCAGCAGCTTTTCCACGTTCATATGCGTATTGGGCTACTAAATTTTTACCAATATCAGATACAGAAAGTTTCTGTTCTTACGATTGGATTTGTATTCAGGAGGCATTTT